ACTATTTAATTTAGTCGCAGCATTTGAGTTGAGTTGAGAGCAAGAATTGTTAAAACCAATTGGACTCATCATGATAATATCATCTAAAAGTATCTTTGATAATCCAGCGTCAGGAACACTCATAACAGTAATACTTGACCTGTCTTTGTAATAATATGCACTCTCAGGAATATCCCACACCGCCACCCCATTTGCTAAATCACTGGCTGGGTGTTGCGCAGCGTCTTTGATAAACAGTGTTACATAATCGCATCTAAAATCTTGACTGTAATTCATTATATATATTGACTATAGATAATAAATTATTACTTTTTTAGGTTTTGAAAATATTTACATTTTCTCAATAGATTTGTGAATTCCTCCAGTCTTTCGTCCACCCATTACCCTCTTCATAGATGGAGCATCGACTGCGTGCTTACCGCTATTTTTTAAACCATGAATACCACGCTTAATTTTCTTCAATCCAAAAACACCTGCTCGTTTTGCTTTCAATCCAAATAAAGACATTTTTTATATATTATGAGATTATTTTTTTTCAGGTTCTTTTTTAGTTTCTGTTTCAGGTTCTTGTTCTGATTCTGTTAATTTTTCATATTGTTCAGTAATTTGTTTTAGTAGAGTAGTCCTTTCCAATGATTCTCGCTGTTTTACAAAATGACAAGTTAAAGTCAGCGTATATTCAACACCATTCAATTCTAAAGGAGTGTTGCTTTGGTCAGTCAGTGCAATATTAAGATGATTAAATTGGTCTTCTGTGATTTGGTAATATAATACCTCACTTGGCGTGTGAAATAAATATGCTCCAAAGTTGGTGTCGTTTACTACAGATGCGACTATATTATTACTCGTCCCATTTGAATCAATATTATTCATTGTAAGATTTGTCAACCTTACATAAATATTTCTAACTCCACCAAGATCACAAAGATTTGTTGCTTTATAAGTTGTTACTGAAGCTGTTGGTAATTGATTGTTTCCTAAACCAAGTTGTCGCTCCATAGTAGTTGATTGAATTATTTTCGCACTTCCAAAAGTAAAAACAAAAACATTGTTGTCTGTATTGAACGCCACAGAACCAATTGATGATATTTGTGTGTTTATTGCTGTTGCTAAATCAGCAGCATTATAATTACCTACAGTAATAGTATATGTAACGCCACTAATTGTGATCGTATTTGATGTGCTATTGACATTGTAAATCGCATTAGGAATAACCATGTTTGTCAAACCAATTAATATACGACAGCCTACAGGAGCAACGACTGCTTCATCAAAGTAAAATATTTTATCACTACCACTGATATTTATTACACTGTCTTCACTGTGAATAAATATTGATTGACTGGATTTATTTGACGAATTCAAAATGTGGCTGGGCATCTATATTATATGGTATATTTTAAAAATTTTCAGGTTGGAAATATCTGTCGCTATTATCGTAGACATAAGCGTTTGGATTTTTTGTGACTGGGTGAAAACCATCGACTTGTTCTTGATATTGAACTGGATTTAGTGCACGAGTGTTAAAAGGTATAAGGGTGGGATCGCGAACTCGTGGTAATACTGCCTCCAAATAAACCTGTGCTGGTTGTTCGTCTTCTGAATAAAAAAAAGGCTGGCTTACAGATTCAAAGTTAACATTATTGTTTACAGCGTTTGCTCCTTCAATAGTATTTGACATTATATAGATTCAATTTATTTTTTTGTTTTCTTATTTCGTTTTCTTGGTGGGTGAGATGTTGGTTGCACAACCCTAAAAAATTTACTGTCTTCAATAGGTTTACTCATATCGTGCTTTGGAATCAAAATAGGGTGAGAGCCACCAAGTTTTGGCTTGTAAATTATTAAAGGTTTTAGAGTAGGGCGTGGTATTTGATTTTTTATAAACTTCATTATAGATATAAAAGACAAAAGACAAAAAAAGTATTTCAAAATCCATCTGAACCAAATTCAATATTTTTATCTGATTTATCAGCAAGGGAATATTCGCTAACACGAGATTCAAAAAAATTAGTCTTTCTCTCAAGTGATATTGCTTCCATGAAGTCAAATGGATTCGCAACATTATATATTTTCTTGATGTGTAATTGACAGCACAATCTGTCTGCCACGAATTCAATATATTGACTCATAAGTTTGTCATTCATTCCCAGCAATCGACATGGAAGTGCTTCACAAATAAATCCCTTTTCAATATCAACTGCTTCTTTGATAATTTCTATGATTTTTGCGTTGCTTGGTTTTTTCTGTAATTTGTGATAAAGACACACAGCAGTTTCAACATGCAGTGATTCGTCACGAGAAATAAGTTCATTACTGAATATAAGACCCTTCATATTGATACCACGCTTTTTTAACCAAAATATACTACAAAACGAACCTGAGAACTGGATACCTTCGACACACATAAACGCCACGAGTCGTGATCCATAAGAACGCGACTTATTGCCTATCCATTTCAGCGCCCAATTTGCCTTTAATTCTATCGCTGGATAATTTGACACAGCGTTGAATAATTCATTTTTTTCTGTTGGGTTACGCACAATAGTGTCAATAAGTAGGCTATATGTATGAGAGTGAACTTGTTCCATAAATGTCTGAATTGAATAGCATGCTCTCGCCTCTGATATTTTGACCTCATCAAGAAAACTTGCGCAAATATTTTCAATCACAATACCATCAGATGCCGCGAAAAAAGCTAAAATATGTTTGATAAATAATTGTTCGTTTTTTGTTAATGTTTCAAACACTTGTCTGTCTGTTGACATGTCAATTTCTGTTATATCCCAAAAACTTTCAACTTGCTTACGATATAAGTCAAACAAATCCGTGTGAATTATTGGAAACATCGTGTGGCGATTATTTTGGTCTGAGGAAAGAATAGGCTCAGACATGTGTTATATCAACAGAAATTAAATCTTCATTAATTTGACTTTTTCTGATTCTGTTAATTTTTTGTCTTTAAAAACAACTTTCACTTTGAATTTTTTTTCATAATTACGAATACCACCTCGCAGGGTTGGCGCACTCCAAAGGATAATATCAGACATAGAACTTGGCGCATGGACACCTTTTGGGTCTTTCTTGTGTCGTGTTAAATAATTGTCTTTTATTTTATCTCTCTTATCTTTATCAGATTCATAATGAATTGACTTTGGATTATTGAGTAATGTGAAGTCCCTATATGGTGTGCCGTCTTTTTTGACACCGCCGAATCTGTGGACATGCTTATGACTAGGCATTAACATTGTGTATTTGGAGGTTGGCTTATCACTGCGAAACAAATAGTATGTATCCATATATATTTACATATCAAGAAAAAATATTTCCCAGTCTATTTCTGTTAGTTCTTCCATTCTATAAAAAAGACAAATATTTAAAAGGACAAATAGTTCAATTTCCGTGTATTTCCGTGTTTAAGTTTCCGTGTTTTTCCGTGTTTAAGTTTCCGTGTATTTCCGTGTTTAAGTTTCCGTGTATTTCCGTGTCCAAGTAGCGAATCATAGATAAGTGATGTCTCGTTCTAAATTCATTTTATAGCACAGCCATACGACATCGAACCATGAACTTTTACTCTGCTCGCCACCACGCACAAAATGGATACGCTTTGATGGTATGACCATTTGCAGTTGATTAATAAAATATTTCTTGACAAATTGTTTCGTGACAGTCGCCACAGGCACAAGCAACATAAATGGAACATCTAATTCACGCAGTCTTTTAAAGGTTCGTGATTTAGAAGAATATGGAGGATTTGTTACGATAATCTCATAAGTAAAGGGGGTGGGTTCAAAGAAATCAATATCGTGGTGTTCAACTTCAAAACCAAGTTCAGTCAAATACTTGCCACTACTTCCATCGCCATAAAATGGCTCATAGATTATTTTGTTTTTGGGTATGAGATGCGCTATATCTTGGAAGGCAGATTTTGGCGTATACCACTCATCATCTCTCGCGCCTGCTTTAAAAGGGAGTCCAGCCATATATAAGACAAATATTTTATTTATGCTTTCAACACGACATCGCTGTCACTTCCTCGTCCTGTTGGGAATGGTTCACCTCGTCTTTTGCGTAACACATTTAAAATAAACTTGTAAACGCGAGCATAACTCCATTGTTCAGCAGAACTCACACTTTTACGCACTGATGATGGATTTAAATTATACGCACCAACACCACGATTGAATACATCTTGAATCAATGATTTCTTGATCTTGAAATATTTTGCAAGTGTTGACAATTTTCTGTCTTTGAGTTTGTCGCCGTATTTCTTATCGAACTCTATTGTGAACCTTGAGCGTGTCATTTTATATAGATACAGATAATAATGAACTGATTTATTCAATTCATTATTATTCAGATTTTTTTTTTGAATATCTTTCGCGTTGTTTTGCGTTGATTTGTTCGCGATTCTTTTCGTTATATTCGCGTTGGTATTCACGCTTTTGCTCGCGATTCTGTTCATAGTATTCTTGGTATTGCTCGCGATTCTGTTCGTAATATTGTTGTTGTTTGGCGTTGAGTTGTTCGCGATTCTGTTGGTAATACTGTTCGTTATATTCGTGTTTGTATTCTTGTGGAGTTAGTTCACTACAATCAATACCTGATGTGCATGCGTGAGTGTTTAAATTCGCATTGATACCCTGCCTACAGCGTTCCTCTTCAATCTCTAATTCGATTTTAGAATTACATGGAAATAGCTTGAACTTACTCATAGTCCAATCGCCATTGTTCTCTCTAATCGTTTTGTACAATTTATAGTTGTATGCTCTTTGATTTTTGTTGTAAATCTTCCCTTTGTGACCATTTTTTCTGTTATCAAACGATGTCGTGCTTCCAATATAGGTATATACCTGTCCAGTCGTTGGGTTCACAGAACGAATGATATAAATCAATCCCTTTGAGTAGTCGCGAGGTTTTCGTGTGTTTACAATTTCTGCCATTTCAATTATACTAAAACATATTATTTCTTTTTAAATACTTTTTGTTTTCGTTAAAGTATTTAAAAATATTATCGTTAGAGTATATATATGAACGATATACAAAGACAAAACAAAAAGTTAGAAAAGTATTTGCTGAAATATTACTCAGGATTTTATAACAATATTTACATCAAAAATGGAATAATGTTTTTTGAAAATAAAGACAAAAATCGCAAGAATTGCGTGAATATTACTTATTTGATTGAGTAAATATTTCTGGGAAGGTGAAGATGTATATATTTGCCTTATTTGTTTTTTTTCTAAAAACATCTGTACATTTAACGAGTTCTGTTCCAAATTTTGTATGACAAGGAATATCGTGTTCAGGGTAATACTCGTTGCACCAATCTGTAAATATTTTATACAATTCAGTAGATGTAAATTTGTTGATAATCTTTCCATTAGAATCATATCCAACATGTTCGTGTTTCATATACGATTCAAAGAATTCATATTTAATATCTTGGGTTCGTGGAAAAAAATCGTAAATAATAGTATACTCTTCGTCGTTAGTTATCAAACCACCATTGAGATTATTATCATTCATATGCGTCTCAAGAATTGATAGAGTTGAATCATAAGATTGTTTATCTGAACATTGGATTCGATTCATTGAATCAACCATTTACATATATCTATGAGTTCGTGTCTTTAAATCAATTATTAGAGTAAACAATTAGAGTAATATATGATTATGCCAGACCTGGCAGATAATGCCAAACAAATGCCAAGCAAATGCCAGGCAAATGACTAACACTTACTAATAAAAAATAGATTGTTCGTGATATTTTTTGTTATGATTTTCAATGTTATTTTTTTAAACAAATAATATTGAAATAATGGACTGCCAGGTTATGCCAGGTTGCCAGGCATATTGAATTTCTTTTTTGTTTTTTACTTTTTTACTTTTTCATATATTTTCTATACCCCCCTGGCAACCTGGCATAACCTGGCATACTACCTTCTCTCTTTTTTCTTTCTTTCTCTTTTATTATTTATTTGTTATTGTAATAGTAAGAGAAGTAGTAGTTAGTAGTAGGTTAGTAGGTGTTATTATCTCTGCCATACTCTATTATTTGCCCTGGCATTTGCCTGGCATTTTCTGCCAGACCTGGCATATTAAGAATCAACAAACCCATAAACTCGTTTATTATTAACTCGTTTGAACACAACACCCTTTCGCTTCTTTACCATTTCAAGAAACTTCGTTTGATTTGGTTTAAACTCACCACGACCAGTAGTAGACCAGAATTCATTGAATTTTTGGTATAATTCTCGTCCCCCATATTGTTTACCAATAACATCTTCGTAATTCTCAAGCATAAAAGCAACAAAGCAAGTATATGGGTCTTTGTTCATTTCTATCATTGATTCAGCCATCTCAGATTTAGGTCTATCATTAATTGGATCCCATAACTCAATATCACGATTCATGAGTTCTTCGTAGAACTTTCTCATAATAATTGGATTTTCAAATGCCTTATGAAGTGCATTAAAATATTCCATATTGTTCTTCATTGAGTTATCCATAGACACAACAAACCATCTTCTATCACCTTCTTCGAGAGGAACTGGATTTTCATTATTTGTTGTGAAAATCAACCTATCAAATGCTGTCGCTGTGAAAGCATCAATGCCTTTTTTTTCAACCTCGCAAGTGGCTCTCGTGATATAGTCTTTTAATAGATTATCAACATTGAATGTATCCTTGCCTTTTGCCTCATTCAGACAAACCAATAACTTTCCTCGTGTATCAGCAAAGCGTCCCAATAGCAAGTCAATCTTATCAGTAACCATCAT